CCAAGATCAACGACAAGATTGACGAGCGAATCATGACTGTGGGTATGCTGTGCCAGTATACTCTCAAGTTCTTCGGCCTTACCAAGGTTGAAGTAGCAGGAAAAGTTAAAGATGAGGCTTTACGAAACCTAGCTTTACAAGGTACAATAGAGCTTAAGTCTGCTGCAGGCATTGTGCTTGATCCGCCTCCAATAGACCTACCCTCGACGACTGAAATTCGTTGGGTCAATACAGTTCAATAACCCACAGTGCGGGCTCAGGCTCGCTTTACTAGAGAAAAGGAACTAACAAGTGGATTTACAACAACTGATTGACCGGCTGCAGCGCGCTCAAATCAAAAACGCTAAGCTTCAGGACAAACTTCCTAAAGCGTCTTCTGACTGGCATACTCACGAAGACATTGACGATGAGCTTCATGAAGCGCTGACTGTCCTTGAAGCCAAACTTGAAAACGAAGAGGAACAAACAAATGTCTGAACAAATGACACTACAGCGTTATCAAGAAATCAAGGCAGAACTTGATACTGCCAAAGCCAACGAAATGGAAGCGCGACTTGCACTGGTTGCACGCTCCGGCCATACAGTTAAAGGCTCAAAGACTGTTGTGCTCGACGGCTTCAAAGTTGCTGTTACCAACACTGTAAACACCTCGGTGTTTCTACCAGGCTTGGATAACGCTCGCGAAGTTCTTGGAGAAGAAAAGTTCAATGCTGTATTCAAGATCAAGTACGAAGTAAGTGCTACGGGGCTGAAAGCATTGAGTGGCGAAGAGCTTGAAGCAGCTGAAGACGCTATTGTAACAAAGCCTGGAACACCAAGTCTGGAAATCAAGAAGGCTGTATAACGGCCGCTGGGACTTGTTCCCAGCAGTTGCCTAGCTGGAAAAGTATTTAGTAAACAAGCGCTTACAGACACGTTCTAGGCGTATATAATAGACGAACAAACGAGAACAAGCCTTATGGAAATCAGAGTTACAAGCGAACAGTCTCCCGGACCTATTCGCATGGCGGTATTCGGGTTAAGCGGCAATGGTAAAACGGTACTTGCTGCCTCTGCTCCAGCGCCAATTTTGTTGAACGCTGAGCGCGGTTTGTTATCGCTAAGCCCTGACAATATTGCTCGAGTGTACGGCGCGGATCAAACCTGGGTGACGTACAATGTTCCATACATTGACGTTTCCTCGATTGATAAGCTAAAAGAAGTTTATGCATGGCTACAAACGCCTGCCGCGCTTCAGTACAAGACAGTCGTTCTTGACTCCTTGTCTGACGTCGCAGAAGTTGTGCTGTCGGATGCGTTGAAGAATCCCACAGTGAAAGACCCGCGCCAAGCCTACGGTATTTTGGGAACAGACGTTCTCAATCTGGTTCGCGCGTTTCGCGACCTGCCTACGCACCATCATATCGTGTTCCTCTGCAAAGCGGAAAAGTTTACCGACGACGTGACTGGCGCTACACAAATCGGGATGAAGTTCCCAGGTAAGATGCTTCAGTCTGGCATGCCATATCTGCTAGACGAGGTGTTTGCCCTAGAGGTATCTGTAAACGGCGAACGCCAGCTACGGACTAAAGCAAACTGGCAGTATCAATGCAAGGATCGTGCCGGTGTTCTTGATGAATTAGAATACCCTAGCTTGACTCATGTCTTCGCTAAACTAGGCGCAGCAATCTGATACTGTTGCCAAACATCAACAGGTTACGCTTTACACCTGGCATATTGCGAAGTAGAGCAGCAAACTTAAACGAGTAAAACAAATGTCTTTGAATCTTTCCTTTGATGCTAATACCGTCCAACCAGCTTCGGCTGACTTCGAACCAATCCCTGGCGGCTGGTACCAGTTCGTAATCGAGAAATCCGAGCTGAAGCCTACCAAAGCCGGTACCGGCGCAATGATTTCGTTGATGGCAAAAGTCCAAGGCCCAACTCACGCTAACCGCGTTGTGTTCGGTAACATCAACTACCAGAACCCTAACGCCCAAGCGCAGGAAATTGGTCAGCGTCAACTCTCCGCGCTGTGCCACTCCATTGGCGTGTTGAACCTCAACAACGTCGGCCAGCTCTGCGGCATTCCGTTCGAAGGCCGTATAAAAATCACCGCGCCTACCTACAACGTCAAGGGCGACGTGAACTCTGGCATTCTCTATGAAGCTCGCAACGAGTTCATGGGTTTCCGCGCGATCGGCGCTGGTACCGCTGGTGCTGGCTCCGCACCGGCCGCCTCTGCTCCAAAAGCTGCTCCTGCTGTAAAAGCTGCGCCTGCTGCTCCGGCGGTAGCTGCAAAAGTTGCTCCTGTGTTGCAAGAGCCAGCTACTGTTGCCGCTACTGCTGACATCGACCCAGCCATTCTGGCTGCTGCAATGGCGCAAATTGCAGCGCAAAACGCTGCTGCAACAGTTGCCACCGCCCAGCCTAACGGCGGTGAAGCTACTGCAACTACAGAACAGCCTTGGTAACAGGCTAGCAACAATAAAATGCGTCGGTTTCCGGCGCATTTTTATAACTACGGCAGGGTAGATGGTATGGAAGCTAGATGGCTTAAACGCTTTATGGGTCTTGCTGCTTACGTCGGCGCTTGGTCTAAGCAAGAGCGCAAAGTTGGTGCAGTTGTAGTAACTAGCGAAAGAAAGGTAGCAGGAACAGGTTACAATGGTC